ATACGAGTTCACCGATATGCAGCCTTGGTCATATACTGCAACATATAAAGCGCAGAGGCGGTTCTACCTCTTTGCGGCTACCTATGTGCCAGCCAACAACTATGTCACCAACGACATAGTGGAGGTTAACAGCAAGGTGTATATCCTGACCGCGAATAAGACGGGAGCATGGAACACCAATAACACCACGTTGTTAGGCACGCAATACGACATCTTTTTTGCCAAGCCTCCGCAACCCGTATGGGATGCCGAAACGGTGTACGTCATCGGTAACCAAGTATGGTGGCACGACAAGGTGTACACCTGCCTGAACCCGTACACGGGCATAGCACCCGACGACCCACAAGCCAAACCTTATTGGGGCAACGGCACGGCCTACCAAACCACAGCCAACACCCTACCCACCAACACGACTGTGTTCACCCAAGGCGACAACCGAAGCCAGCAGCTTGTTCTGTACGTGGTAAACATCGTGCTGTATTATGCCTCCAAGCGGATAGCACCTCAGAACATCCCTGCTAACATCCTTTTAGCTTATGATAACACCGTGAACTGGCTCATCGCGGCCAGCGGAGACAACCGAGGCATAAGCGCGAACATCCCAAGGTTGCAACCTAAGCAAGGATACCGCACCCGCATGGGGTCAATACCCCGCAACGTAAACAACTATTAACATGGGCCTCATAAACGACATAAGAAACTATTGGTTCCCTGTTGTGGAGCCAGCCAAAGCGGAGCAGCGCAACAACGAAGGACAAGCGAAAGACCTGCGCTACAAGGCCATTGCACCCATCACGTTCAGCCGCGCCAAGCAGGACATTCAGAAGTGGCGGGAAGCCATCACCGAGGCAGAGGCAGGCATTGTACAGATACGCCAGCGCGTACGGATGCAACAGACCTATCTCGACACCATCCTCAACGGCCATGTGTACGCTGTTATGAATTACCGCAAGGCACTAACCTTGCAGAAGGGGTTCGACCTGTGCAACAGCGATGGAAGCGTCAACGAAGAGCTGACCAAGCTGATAAAGAAGGATTGGTTCTTCCGCGTTATCGAAGGTCGCCTCGATGCGGAGTTCTTTGGATACACCCTGCTCAACTTCAGCGATATTATCAACTCCGAGTTGTATTCCCGTGACTTCTGGGGTAACCTTTCACCTATCAAGACCATTCCACGCCCTTGGGTGTCACCTGACCGATTGAAGGTGGCGAATATCCCATATAACCTTAACGGTGTACCGTTTCGGAACCAAGAATACGTGGACAGCAACGGCAACAAGCCATACGACTGGACGTTCTACTTCGACACGCCCAGCGAGAACGGCATCACCGAGTGCGGTTATGGGCTACTCTACAAGGTGGCGCATTATGAAATACTCCTGCGCAACCTTCTTGGGCAGTTTGCCACGTTCGTTGAGCTGTATGGCTCCCCGATGCGTGTCGGCTCCACGATGAAGACAGGAGACGAGAGAGATCAGTTTTTCGACGATTTATACAACGCGGGTTCTTCTGCCACCATCGTGAAGGACGTAAACGACATGATTGAGTTTGTGGAGAGCCGCAACACCTCATCCCCGCAAGAGGTCTATACATCCCTCATCGCCTACTTGGAGAAAAACATCACTAAGATGATATTGGGCCACGAGGATGCCATGAGCAGCATCCCCGGCAAGCTCGGAGCGAGCAACGAGGTGCAGATGGCCCTCAGCACCATCGAGAGCAAGGACTGCATGGCGGTTGAGCATAGCATGAACTTGGAGGTGTTGCCCAAGCTACGTCTGCAAGGGTTCCCCATCCCCGAGGACATGGTGTTTAAGTTTCGCAACGTGAAGGAGACCGAGGATTTCAGGCGCAAGGAGGACGAGAGCAACAAGGCTACGGCTGACATCTTCAAGGTGATAAAAGACGCGGGAGGAGACCCCGACTGGAGCTACTTCACCGAGCGCACGGGCATCCCCGTAGAGGCCACCGAGAGCGAAGCCCAGACCGTCGCCACGAACGCAGAAAAAATACAAAACCTATATGCACACCTTTAATCAATCCACCCTAAAGAAATACATGAACAGCCTCCGGTGGGAGGCGACGGGCAGCCTATGTATGGATGCCTGCATGACGGCCATCTATTATGAGCGTGTCCGTCGTGGATTACCGCTTAAAGCCATAAGGGTTAACAGTTTTTATTGGGGCGAAGCTATGAAGTGGCTTGAGAAGAAGCGCAATGAGAAGCTGATGACCGAGGACGACTTCCAGAACATCGTGCTGGCCCAGCAGTTCACCTTGGATGGTGTTGAGATAGGCCCATCGGGGTTGCTGACCGCCTCCACGCCTATGGTGTTTGAGTACTACACCGCGAACAAGGAGCTTAATTGATGGATGCACCCTTTGAATATGATTGGGATGCGTTGATGGATGCGATAGCCTCTGGCATCGTAACGGTGGATGACCTGCCGCCTGAGCTGTATGCGAAGACCGCAGACTACCTTGCCAAAGGGGTGAAGGAGGGGTTTGTGAGCGAAACGGCATACATCCCCGACGAGGAGCTGCTGATAAAGCTCCAGACCAGCGTGTATCGATTCAGCGCGGCCAAGACGTACCAAAGTGTGAGCCAGATGCAGCAGCTTGCCCGTGCCTTGGTGAAGGACGGACGGGTGGCAACTTATTCCGAATACAAGCAAGAGGCTCAGAAGGTATTAAACCAGTTCTATGATAACTACCTACGCACCGAGTACAATACCTCGGTAGGACAATCTCAGAACGCGGTTAAGTGGGCGGAGTTTGAGAACGACCAGAAGAACTTCGACTACCTTGTGTATGATGCTATCCTCGATGAGAACACCTCGGACATCTGCCGACCGCTCGATGGAATTACATTACCCGTTAATGATAAGTTCTGGGACACGCACGGGCCGCTTAACCACTTCAACTGCCGATGCTTCTTGCGCAAGCAGGTAGGAGGTAAGCCCACGCCCAAGAAAGACGTGCAGAGGGCGTATAAAGAGACCACTCCTAAGATGGATGATTCGTTCATGAACAACCCCGGCAAGACGGGGGAGGTGTTTACCAAAGCACACCCGTATTACAACGTGCCGAAAAAGGACAGAAAAAAAATAAAGACTAACTTTGGCCTACCCAAAGACCCTAACAACACAAAAGAATGAAACCCTCATTATTACCACCTCTATGTATTGATGCCATCGTTAAGCGGATGGCGTTTGAGCTTAAAGCGGAACGGCTCTACCGCAACCTTGCCATCAAGTGTAACAATGTGGGCTTGTTTGGCGCGGAGGCTTACTTTAAGCACGAGGCCAAGGAGGAGGCAGAACACTTCGGTAACCTATGCGAGTTCTTAAACGACATGGGCGCGACTTATGAGGTTCCCGACACCCCTGCGGTGGATGTGTCGAGCGTGGAGCGGTTGATTGCCATGCTTAACCTTGCCTATGAGACCGAGCTGGAGCTGTTAGGTTTCTATGAGTCGCTATACAAGGAATGTAATATCGACAGCATGGTTATCATGCAGTTGGTGTTGACCTTCGTAGAGAAGCAGCGCAAAGCGGTGGCGGGGTACGCTGACCTTATCGCACGGTTGAACCAAGAGGGCGACATCTACGCCTTCGACCAATACATAGGTAGCCTTGCCTAAGAGCCGCTTCGACCTCGATAAGGTGGTGCGTCGATTGCACGAGCGCAAGGCCAAGCTCATGACCGAGCTGGAGGCGGTGTCCACTACCCACTTCGTAAACTCATGGCGGGTGCAGGGATGGGTGGACAATGGCCTACACCCTTGGCCAGAGGTGCAGCGCAGGAAGCCCGGAACAGCGGCATATAACTCCGCAAGGAAGTCCGCCCGTACCCGTGCTATCCTTGTGCAGTCTGGTGCGTTGCGTCGTGGGTTCTACACCCGAATAAAGCGGCTGGATATTATTCAGATTGCTAATAGTATGCCCTACGCGAAGGTTCACAACGAAGGGTTTGAAGGCACGGTGAGCGTGAAAGGACACGACCGATGGATGAAGAGCGAAGGGGACTATGCGGGGACGGGAGTGTACAACGTGAAGACCCGCAAAGAGAAGCGGGTGCAGTTGCAATACAAGCAAAGCATAAAGGGCCACAGCAGAAGGATGAACATCCCACAGCGTCAATTCATGGGACATAGCGTAGAGCTTCAGAAGAAGCAGGAGCAAGTAATTGACAACACCATAAAGTATTGCTTCCGATGAACGACTTCATAAACGACATCTTATCATGGCTTCGGGCCGTTCCCGGTGTGGAATACGCGGCTGTCTATAACCAGCAGTATGAGCGCATCAACCAAGGCGACGAGGCGGGAGAAGCGGGCTATCTGTTTGCCATGCCTGCCGTGTTCGTGGACTTTGACTTTAGCGAGGTTAAGCAGATGGGACAGGGTTATCAGCTATATGAGCCTGTGCGCGTTACGCTCCACATCGTATGCCAACAGCTTGATTCAGGCGACGGCTACCTTGACCAGAACAACATCATTCTGCCGTTGAAAAACAGCATCTTTTTGGCTGTGCAGAAGAAGTACCCAACGAAAGGAGGCATGATGGTGCGCACCTCGGAGACGGCAGACTACGGGCATAATAACCTCTATGTGTGGAAGCAGATATACACCACTACCTTGGTAGACCACATTGGCAGAGACCCAATAAATGGCGTAACTTTACAGCCGCCAATATCATTCAACATAAGTAATATCCTTCAGTAATGGCACGGACGATTCAGCAAGTAAAAGCGCAGATGATTGCGCAGAAGAATGCGCTAACAGAGTTATCCTCGTTGGATAGCCCTTCTCAGACAGCCTTCTGGAACCTGTATCTGTTCATCGTGGCCGCTGCCATTGTTACCTTCGAGACTATCCTCGATTGGTACACGCAGACGTGGGATGCGCTGACCTCAGCAAGCTACCCCGGAAGCTCACAATGGATAGCAAAGCAGGTGTTTAAGTTTCAGTATAGCGCAACCACACCTCAGTACGTGCAATACAACGCGACTAATGACACGATTGAGTACCCGGTGGTGAATACCGACCTGCAGATTGTGACGCGGTGCGGTGTGGAGACGATGGTTAACAAGACCGTGCTTGTGAAGGCCGCAAAGAGCGAGCCGCCTGAGCCGTTGACCACACCTGAGAAAACCAGCCTATTGAGCTACCTCTACACCAAGGGTTTTGCTGGCATCACCTACACGGTGGTGTCGGAGGAGCCTGACAAGCTGAGTATTATAGGCACGGTGTTGTATAAGGGGCAGTTCAGCGCGACTATTGAGGCCGATGTTATCGCAGCCTTGGATAGCTGGATGGCGACTGTGAGCCAGAGCAACTTCAATCAGAGCTTCACCGTTAACGATGTTATTGATGTGATACAGGGCGTTGCAGGTGTTATTGACTTTGTCCCCAACGAGATAGCTGCGAGGCGTGACGCGGTGGCGTATGTGAGCCGCACGAAGGTGTATAACCTTGCAGATAGCATCAACCTTGCGCAGTACAAGCCTTATGCGGGATACATCGTGCAAGAGGATAGCACGGGTTATGATTTTGCCACTACTTTGACCTTCACCGCTTCCGATGTTGTTTGATATTGACTTCTATAAGTTTTGGGTAAACAACACCCCTACGCAGAGGCGCAAGCCTAAGCGTAATGCGCGGGGCAAGGTGTACACCCGTCCGCTGGTATGGCTTCGTGAGCTGGTGTTCACGGACTTGATGTCAACAGGGCCGGGTGCTGTTAAGTGGGATGCAACCGTTCAATATAACCAGCTGAATAAAGTCGTTTACAACGCGAATAAGCAACTCTATCAAGTGTTGGAGGGTGTTACCCCGCCTGTTGGCACGTTGCCAACGGACGAGGCCTATTTTCGGCTCTTGTCAACTAATTGGGTAGGGCGTGTGTACCAACAGCAGGCTACGGCTGAGAAGCTGAAGCTGGAGTACTACTTGAACCTGTATTTTTTCAGCGTGTACCGCCAGCCTCCATTGGTTAGTGATATCTACATTGAGACCGTTCCTGCTGACGATGGGGCGTTTATTGTTGGGCTTACTGAGCAGGGCAGCAGCGCGGTGACTTTTCTGGGCGATAACATCAACGGTGCTATCTTTGCGGATAACATCACGGTGTTGCCGTATAACTTCAAGGTGTGGGTTCCATCGGCATTGTTTACGTCCTTGGGTTCTACGCTTGCGGAGCGTGAGGCGAAGGTAAAGGCTCAGGTGAACCCGCGAAACTTACAAAGTGTTAACTACATCATAACAACGTACTAATGAGTTACAGGATTAAAACCAGCGACATCACAGCTTCGGCAGGTATGCCGCTAAAGAAAGGCAGTATTGACTTGTTGCAATTAGAGTTTGGCGATATTGCTCGAATGATAAGCATGACAGCGAATGGCGCGAACACCACAATGATAGTAAATGGAGTGGTTCCTACCGTGAGCGGAAGTAGCTGGTCTTTTACCCAAGGATGGGTGTATTATTCAAATCAGTTCTACTTCGTTAACGCGACATCGTTTACATTGGGTTCTGGGCAGATTCCCGTGTTAACCATTGCTACCGACTACCTAATTAACTCAACACAAGACCCTGTTACGTTTACCGATGGTAATTCTCACAATGTGCATCAGCTTAACTACATGACCATCTCATCTGGAGCGTCGGGTAGTGGTACGTTGAATTGGGAAAGTGTTCAGTATTGGAACACCCCTTGGGGGCCGATTGGGCCTACGACGGGTTCATGGTTCACCAACTGGAGTACACGCAAGCCACAGGCTCGTATTCACAACGGACGGTTGATACTCAGAGGCTCCGCCCCCGGAGACATTTTTGGCGTAGGAACATCGATTGGAATTACAGGGAATGTGTTTCCATTTTACTTTTTCAACGGATACGGTACTTTCCAACGGCAGAAAGCAATGGTATGGCATAATGGAAGCCTTACAACGGCAAGCATGATATGCTCTACCGATGGAACAGACTTTCAGCTTGCCGCTTACGACATAACAAGCTACGCCACATCGGGAGACCTCTACAACCTTGATGGTGTAATCTTCACGCTGACACCAGCGACGTACTAACCCTTCTTTTCCGCGTAGTGTGCCTGCCCAATCTTGGACAGGTACGCTTCCCGTGAGGGATTCATGTTCATATCGGCAAAGTAAGCCTTCAACGCGGCATTCAACAGCCCCGTGTCGCTCATCTCATTGTCCAACGCATACCCCTTGAACAGATGCAACATCTTAGGGTTGCGAGGATACCACATCACACCCTTACGTCTTATATTTTTTGTTCCCATGTAACAAAATTACAATAAAATACAATACGCCCAATCACCCCATACTATATGCCAACCTTTGTATTATGATTGGCATCGCACCCAAGACCTATACCGTCAACAAAGACACCGAGTACCCCATCATGATGCTCGACAAGCATATCGGCTTCGACGAGAAAATGGGCTACGGCATCAACGGCAGCGACTTCGCCACCGAGATATATAACCTGTGTGATGAAGGAGCCAAAGAAATCACTATCAAGATAAACAGTCCGGGCGGCTCCATCACACACGGGATGAGCATCTACAATGCCATCCTCGACGCTCCCTGCAAGATAAACACCGAGAACATCGGAGTAGCGGCATCCATAGCCGCGTGCATCTTCCAAGCAGGACGCAAGCGCATAGCATACGACTACTCCCTAACCATGATGCACAACGCATACAGCGGAAGCGACGCGGCACAGCAGAAGGTTATCGAGAAGTTCAACTCAGCCGTATGCACCATGCTATCCCGCAAGGCCAACAAGCCTGAGCGCGACATCCGCTCCATGATGAGCAAGGAGACATGGCTCACAGGTGCAGAGTGCTTAACCCTCGGCTTCTGCGACGAGTGCAAGGCTTCCAATAGCATCAATATGCCCAAGGGCTACCCAAAGAACTCGGCATTAGAGATATGGCAAAGCATCAACAATCAACTCAATTTCACAACCAAAACAAATAAAATGGAATCAATCCTGAATCATTTCAGCTTGCCTGAATCAGCGACCGAGACAGAGGTGCTGGCGAAGGTTAGCGAGATGGAGAACCTGTACAAAGAGCAGGTAACATCTGCCAAGGCAGAGGTTGAGGCGTTGCAGAACAAGGTCACCGACCTTGAATCGGCACTCAACAAGATTAAAGAAGAGGAAGTGGCCAAGCAGGCTGCAGCCCTCGAAGCAGAAGCTAAGACCTTTTGTGAGAAGTTACAAAAAGAGGGTAAAATCAGCACAGCGGCAGAAGCATTGCAGAACAGCGTTGCGTCTTATGTTGCTAACCCCTCAGCGTTCCGTTCAATCTTTGAGCTGGCTCCAGTAAACAAGACCAACGGAACCAACATCCAAACCGAAGGCAAGGCGGTTGTACCGCACGGCCCCGGCATGGTACACCTTGAACTCGAGAAAATCCAAAACAAAACCAAAAACAACTAAACAATGGCCGACGCCTTAGTAATTAACGACACCACCTACGCAGGTGAACACGCAAGCTATATGCTTGTCCGCGCGGTGGTAGGAGCAGACACCGTTCAGAAGGGTGCTGCTATGGTGCAAGATGGCATCAAGAAGAAGTTCACCATCCCCCGCGTTGAAGTGGGCAACTTTATGCAGCCTCGCGTTGCTACTCCAACATCTAAAGGCTCTATCACCGTAGATGCCGCCAGCTTGGAGCCTGCGAACCAAATGCTGTATGTGGAGTTCAACCCCCGCGATTTTGAAGCACACTGGTTTGCCACTCAGTTGGAAAATCGTTTGATTGATGAAACTCTTCCAGCAACCGCTGAGAACTTCATCATGTTGCAAATGATGAAGCGTTTGAACGAGTGGTTTGAGATGGCCTTCTGGCAATCACGCACCGAGTTCAACCCTGTTGGCGCTGCCGTAAACCCTTCCACTAAAGGCGTAAACGAGAGCGGTTCACCGTTCTATGATAGCGATGGAACCCCATCCATGTACTACTGGAATGGCTTCATCAAGAAGGCTATCGACAGCACCGCGACCGTGAAGGTAAC